CATGACGGGCTGATTGTACCGAGCATCGACGGCCAGAGAGTTGTGCAACTAGGTATTCAAACGCGTCATTTTTACGTCAAGGAGGCGTCCGAGTTCATCGAGTTTTTATTTTCATTTGGCGCGCAGCACAACGTCACTTTTTCGGATAACAGGAGTGCGGCATGATCCGTCTCATATTCAAGCGCGATGAGCTTTGCACTGGCTCCGGCCTGCAACAAACGACATTCGAAACAGTTGATATTGACTGTCAGGACATCGAGCGGCGACTAACTCGCGGAGGTCATGGCCCAAGCGGATTTGATTGCACTCAATTAGCGGGCGTTGAGATTATCGAGGTTCCATCATGAGCCAATCCAAACGCCATTCGCTGATCGAGGCCGTCGCCAACATAGGGATCGGCATGGCCGTATCGCTGGCGAGCCAGTCCGTGATCTTCCCGCTGTGCGGCGGTATTTCAATAATTTTAGGGTGAAAGCATGAGTGATTTGATATGCAAGAAAACGATGCGCAGATGCATGACTGAAAGTATGTGCGCTCCGTTTCACGGCTGCGGCGAACCGTCCATAACGTATGGTCCAGTGAAAAACGAGGGAATCAAAATTAA